GGTTGTGGCTCGAAGCCTTATCTCCAACGCGTGTCGCTTAGTGGGCTCCCTCAGACTTTTGAGGGAGCCGAAGTTGTTGGAGTAGACTTTGTGCATACCCACAACCCGGAGGTAGTGTTTGATCTTAACCAGAAGCCTTGGACCTTTGCCCGAGAGGGGGAGTTTGATGAAGTGCACGCCTATGACTTGCTAGAGCACCTTGGCGCTCAAGGCGACTTCAAGACTTTCTTTGATGACTTCTACGAGATCTGGCGAGTCCTGAAAGTTGGTGGCCTCCTCTATGCTCTCTGCCCCTGGTGGCAGAGCGAGTGGGCATGGGCGGACCCTGGCCACACTCGGATCATCAGCCCTTATACACTTACCTACCTTGACAAGAAGGAGTACAGGAACCAGATTGGGAGAACCTCCATGACTGACTACAGGGGGTGGTGGAATGGGAACTTTCAGTACTTCCATGGTGAGCAGATGGGTGATGCTTTTGTGTTTGTGCTAAGAAAGAAGGAGAGGGATGGCTAGGAAGGAAATTAAGACTAAAGCAGGAAGTGTGTGGGTGGAGGAGAATCCGCTTATTGATCTCAGGACTAAGGAGTGGGCGGAGCGGCTGATAGACGTGGTGCGTGTGGATGAACTCTACGCTTTGATCCAGGAGATTCGTGATGAAGCTAAGGATGAAGTGAATGAAACCTACTTCTGAGGACTCCGGCATCCTAGGCTTCACTCACCCCGATGACCCCTCCTTGCTACGCCAGCTTGGAGAGCGTAAGCTAGAACTCGGCCCCCTAGCTGGCCCATCAGTGTTAGAGGCCTACTTGGATGCCTGCCAGAAGGCCCCGTTTGCTAGTGAGGACACTAAGAGGAAGTGGAGGAAAAGGCTCGGGCTATGATGACTGACGAAGAAGTTAAAGCATGGCATGAAGCTAATAACGCACGCTTGATCCATGAGGACAACATCAACACTGCCATTAAGCAGCAAAGGGAGCGGTTCCAAAGCACCTACGGTGTAGGCCTAATGTTGATCAATGCCCTAACAGAGGACCTACGGCAGCTTGGGTCTGCTTTTCCTTACGATGAGCTCTTAAAAGCACGTTGCCCGCATTGTGGGGAGGAGTTACTAGGGTGAAAGGCCGCAACTACACCCATCAGGAAGGTCTTAATATCCTCTCCTGGGGCTACAAGGGGCTTCGTGATGATGAGTGGGATAAGCAAGATCCTGTGCAGCCACAGAACCAGCCACCTCCTGCTGCTATGCCTAGTCCCGCTATAGAACTTCAGCAATACCTAGCTACGATGAAGCCAGGGGACAGGGTGCCAGTGGTGGCTACTTCTGTGCAGTATAGTGAATACCTTAGAGGTGGCTATGGCTATGGTTATTAAGCCCTCCACTTGTAAGGGCTGCCCACTTGAAACCCTAGGTTCTGGCTTCGCCCTCACCGATGGTAAGGGGGAGCAGGAGGTGCTAGTTGTCGCAGAAGCGTTGGGCCAAGATGAGGCGAGAGCCGGTCGCCCTCTTGTCGGGCAGGCAGGAAAGACCTGGGACCGCATTGTCTCTCGAACACATGATCCATTTCTGGGACGCACTCTCCAAAGAGACGACTTCCTCCACGCAAATGTCCTCAACTGCCAACCCCCAGGAAACATCCTCGTCAAGGCCCCTTATGAGTTCGGAGCAATCAGCCACTGCCGACCCCACCTGGAGAAAACACTTAGGGATTTCAAGCCGAAGGCGATTGTAACCCTTGGGAACACACCGCTTAGATGGTTTACCGGGCAGTGGGGAGTCGAGAGCCTCAGGGGGTACATCTTCGAAACCGAGTGGGGACCAGTCGTCCCCACCTACCACCCGAGTTACATTCAACGGGGTAATTTCCATCTTGCCCGAGTTGTCCAGCTTGATCTACTTAAAGCACTTACGGTCGCTAGAAAAGGGGTCAAGCATTTTGTCCTACCTAAAGCGTACGACATCAACCCTATGGCGGGGGACTTCCAGGACTTCATAACTAGGTACAAAGCTGCTGGTTGCCCCCCGCTAGCGTTCGACATTGAGACCCCCTACGGCTCAGCTTCCAAGGACGAAGACATGACCTTCGAGCAAGATGAAAGCTACACAATCCTCATGGTCAGCTTCGCCTTCGAGCCATTCAAGGCAGTCTCGGTACCGTGGATTGAGCCATACATCAGCATGACCAAAGAGCTTTTGGCTCTCCCTGGCACTAAGCTCTCCTGGAATGGCATCTCCTTTGACATCCCGCGCTTGCAGGCCAATGGCGTAACCTTTGGGGGCGAACTCGTAGATGTCATGCTAGCGTGGCATTGGCTGGAGCCCTCGCTGCCAATGGGCCTCAAGTGGGTAGCCCCCTTCTACTGCCCCGATATGCCACCCTGGAAGTTGCAGATGCATCAGAACTTCTCCTGGTACAACGCAGCGGACTCAGACGTTTTGCTTAGGGTATTCCTAGGGGTGAGGAAGGAGCTTGAGGAGCAGGGCCGGTGGAAGGTCTTCGAGAGGCACTTTGTGGAGTTCGGCAAGACTCTACAGAGGATGACCACTCGTGGAGTCACGGTGGATCACGTGGCTAGGAAAGCCGCTAGGGAGCACTTTGAAGCTAGGTTCTCGGAGACTGTAGCGCAGGCTCAGGCTCTCGCTCCCAAGGAGGTCTGCCCCTCGGACCCACCGCGTGGCTATAAGAAAACAGAAGAGCAACTAAAGGAAACTGGCCTATGGCAGGAAGGCTCTATGCGACGTATTCTTGTAGAGCTCTCCCCCAAGGACCTGGAGGTGCGTGAACGTGTCGAAGAAAGAGCTAAGCGCCGAGCAGAGAAGAAAGCGGAACTTGAAAAGAAGCGCGCAGAGAAAGCGGCAGAAAGAGAAGCTAAGAGAGCAGCTAAGGCCCTCCTCAAAGCTACTAGAAAGCCTAGAAGTACTACTAAACGAAGAACTAAGGAGGTGGCAAGCTAATGGCTAATCAGTGCCAGCATCAGCATCTTTGCATTGAGTGTGGTAAACCCTACAAGTGTGACAAGCCAGAGTGTATGACCCTGCCTGCCAACGACTGGCAAGGGGGCTGTGATGTCTGCCTATGGAATCATGGTTGGCGGCAAGCCAAGGACCGGGTGCTACTTGAAAGCTTCTAAACTCCCTCCAACCCTAGAAGAACTCTTCAACGAGACCAAGGTCTCCCTCGACGTGGAGGCCCTGAGTAAGGAAGAGGCGAAGGAGAAGTGGGAGAAGACTGGAGACTTCGCGCTCTTGCCCAAGGGGAAGCGTGGCACTATTAAGCGAAGCTAGATGGACTAAGGTCGCACCCTTTAACCCACTAAGCTCTAAGCAGGCCCTGGCTTACCTGAAGCTAAAGGGTTACAAGATCCCACTTGAGAGGAAGAGTGGGAAGCCTACTGCGAATGAAGAAGCCCTAGAGAATATCCTAAGGTACAACAAGGATCCCCTCTTAGAGCTCATGCTTGACTGCCGTCACCTCTCTAAGGCAGTCTCCTACTTGCAAGACACCGCTATCGGTAGGGATGGGAAGTTCCATCCGATCTATAGCTTTAAGCCTGAAACAGGAAGACTCTCCAGCGTCAGGCCAAACATGCAGAACGTGCCCAACGGTGGTGTGGATGCTGAACTCGCGAAGGCAGTTCGCTCTTGTATTGTCCCCTCCCAGCCTGGGATGGTCCTTCTAGAGTGTGACTGGAAAGCCTGTGAAGCCGTACTCACAGGTTGGTTCGCTGGGGACGATGAGTACATTGCTGCCTCGCAGAAGGACTCTCACTCTTGGTTCGGTGGTTACATCCTTCGTGAGCTAGGCATCATCAAGGATGTTCCCTCGCCTAAGAGCGATGGCTTCATGGACTTCGCACACTGGCTTAAGAAAGAGCACCCGAAGGTTAGGAAAGAGGCCAAGCAGGTCAACCTAGCCACTGGCTATGGCATGCAGTGGAAGCACCTTTCCGAAGTCTTGCGCTGTAGTGCTGCTCAGGCTAAGCGCTACCTTGCCATCAAGGCTGCGATGGCACCTAAGATTGAAGCATGGAAGAACGCCACTTGGCTGGAGGCTCACAGGAAGGGCTTCTTAGAGACACCATTTGGTTATCGCTCTTACTTCTGGAATGTCCTTCAACCTATCAAGTCTAAGCCTGGGAAGTTTCGCCCGGGTAAGGAAGCCAACGAAGCCCTAGCTTTCCGGCCTCAAAGCACTGGCGCTGCCATGCTACGAGAGGTCATGCTGGAGATTGAACTCTACAATGGAATTGAATCTGGCGGGCTCTTTAACATGCTAGTGCCCATCCATGATGCTATCCTGGTGGAGTGTTTCGAAAAAGATGTCCAAGCCTGTATGGATGTGATTGTTCCTAGCATGGCCCGATCCTGGGTGGAGCTAGGTGGCCTTTCCATCGGGGCTGACTGCAAGTCTGGCCCGAGGTGGAGTGAAATGGAGGAGGAAGACTAGTGAGCCTTTGGAAACTCGCGAGTGCAGTGCAGCAACTCGACCTATACCTAGACGAAACAAAAGAGCCGGACCTCGAAAGGATCCGGCCCTTGGTACATCGTATTAGTGAAGCCTACCTGAACTACGCCTTCACTACCTATAACAAAGAGTTGACACTCCCTGAGTAGGGTGCTACCCTATCCTTATAGTTAAGGACTAAGAGAGAAAGTCCTCGCGGGGGCGGCGCGAGTAAGAAGTTACCGCCCAGACGTTCTTGCGAGCCTTCGGGCTCGCATTTGCTCTATCTTGGCCATGAGCTCCTTATAGCGTAGGTCTGGGTCTCCTGCAGCTGTTCTGGCTGCTAGCTCACTTGGCCGTCCTGCTTCAACCATCCACTCAGCATCATCAGGGGTGAGCCCTGAGGTCATGTACTCTGCGCGAAGCTTGCGCATTCCGGGTAGGTAGGCTTGGTCCATTTGATCAACGCCCCCTCCGTATAGCTGGTCAACATGCTCAATCTCATGGCGACGCTCCCAGGGCTGAGCCTTGGGGCTCACCCTAATCTTAGGGATGCCTTCTAAGCGCTGGCCATAGGTGCCCGGTTCGAACTCACCAACCTCTTCTACAAAGGGATAACCCCTAGGTGTGCGCTTAGCCCCCTTGAGGGGAACTCCTGGCATCATTTCAGCAAAGCGTTTCTCTGCATCTTGCACACTAGGATACTGTAGTGTGCTCAGCCCCTGTGGCTGTGCTGGCGCTGGTGGTCGCATCAACTGGTCCGCCATTAGTCTTTCACCTCTTCTTCTAGATCACTCTTGAGGAAGCCCTTGAGGGCTGGGAGCTTCAGCTTCGCGCCACCAAAGGTCAGGGTCTTCTCCCTTACATCCTTGTTCACAGGCTGAATCTTGCCTGCCTTCCAATTCTGCACAACCTGTCGCTTCATTCTCCGATTAACCCCATAGACCTCGTTGAGCTTAGCAATGCGCATAGCTAGCGCCTTGCGCTGCTGCTCTGTGGTCTTCGCCTTATAGGAGGGGCTCTCGATGAACTCACTCAGAACCTTCGTGATCAGTGGCATGTAAAGCTTGTCGTGATCCGCCAGCTCACGAGCGCTAGCGGTGTAGTACAGACGCTTGCCGAACTTGTCCTTACCAGGGAGGCTGACATTCACACCTAGGCGTGGGTCCCCAACTCCAAGGCGTCTTTGCTCTTTCGCTAGCTTAGTGGTTTGCTCTCGCGTGGCCCCAGTTGCCCAGTCTTCCTTACTGCCTAGTCCTGCGCTCACGCCTGTGCCTAGAAGCATCATCGGAATTAGAGCTAGGTGCTTTGGGTTTTCCTTGGTGATATTGATGAAGTCCTCAACGCTGAGGGGGCTCAGGATATCCCTTGCAGTCTGCTGTGCTTCGTCCCAGTTCTCTGGGGCCTTGGGTGCCTTCCCGCTCGGGGAACGCTGCCCTGTGATGGCATCATAGAGCATGCCGCCTCCCGGTGACATCTTGCTCCGAGCGAACCGCATAAGTGTTACCGCCGGGTTCTTCGGAACTACCTTGCCTGTGGAGACTTCCTTCTCGGAGCCAGTGATCACCTGGAAGGCAGTGCGGATGGGCTGCTGGAAGCTGGCCCAGGTATCCACTACGGTGTTGCCTAGTTTGATCTTAGCGAAGTTGCTGCTCCTGGGGTCGAGGTCGACTTCAGGTTCCTCGCCAGCTAGGGTAGCTAGGGCAGTTAGGCTGCCAACTAGCGCAAGGTTAGCTGCAACCGCTCTCAGTGCTGTCCCTCTCGCGTACGCCTTCGCCTCTGGGGTAGTGTAGTTGTTAAACCCAGTCATGGCGTTCTTAATCATCCTAAGCCTAGAGCTCTGCATCTGCTGAGAGAAGACCATCAGGTTGACATACTTAGCTGCGTCCCCACTTACGAAGCCCTGACCCCTAGAAGCTGCGTTGTTGATCATATGGGCGATCTCCCTCACTGCCTCATGAGGAGCCTTGGAGGAAGAGAGCTCGACATAGTTCATTGCATGCTTGAAAGCATCGAGCATAGCGCGGTCCTGGTAGTAGGTATAGGACCTCTCTGAGCCCTCAACTACGCTCTCTAGGAACTTAGCTGGGTGCTTCACGCCAGGGAGCTTTTGGCCAAGTTTTAGGGCTTGTACTAGTGGCTGTTTACCAAAGAACGCTTCCTGCTGCGCTGTGCCTTCCCCTGTGAAGTTAACCCCTGCTTCCTTAGCGAGTTTCCAGTCGGGGTCATCGGTCATCTCTTTCCTGAGCTGTTCCCCTCCTGCCTTCTTCCAGGAGGCCACCATATCCCCTAGGTTCTTCCTTAGCTGGTTATCCTTCCTCCACACCTTTGGATCCCTGAAGGCCTGATCCATCGTGAGCATCCAGGTCTGGCGAAGTGGGTTTGAAAGGTCAGCAATCGTCTTCATGGTGGTGCTCACGTTGAATGCACTACCAAGCCAACTCGCGATTGCCTTACTCCTAGTTACATGGGCGGGTTCGATGCCTTTCCTAGGGTTAGGCCTAGTAGCCTTAAGGGCGTCTTCCAGCTCTAGGCGCTTGGCTTTTGGGATTGCAGCACCAGCACTCTTACCAGGAAAAGGCTTCATTTGCCTCTCACCTGCAGACCTGTGCTGCAGGGCAATCTGATGAATTGCTTCCATATAGGCAGCTGCGCGCTGAGCCTTGGGCAGTTCTCCAAGGTTTACCTGTCCATCAATGATCTTGATTGCGGTAAGCGACGTTGGGTAGCGCTTAACGATCTCCTTTACGAGGGCTACTGTCTCCGGTGTGGCCTTGGTGTCAGACCTAGCATCAGCGGATACCTTCTCAAGCAGGGCATCAGCCTTCTTGCCGAAGCCTAGTCGAGGAGGTGGAGGCTGCATTCCAAGAGCATCACCCTCAGCTTCCTTTAGCCCCTTAAGGGTCTTCCGCTCCTCAGGTGTGAGGCTCGCATACTTCTCTCTTCCCTGTAGGGTCTTCATGCTGGAAGAGATGTCACTCGCAGCTCTTTCTGCCTCTGCTTGCTGCATGGCAGCATTCCGCTGGTAGCGCTTGTTTAGTATGGCGCTGTCAACAAACTGGCTCTCGACTTCGGAGCCTAGGAGTTCATCTGGCCGAAGTTCGATCTCGTTTCCGACCTTCTCGTTCCGGTCCATCCAGCGGAAGCGCCGTGCGGTTTCCGCCTCACCCGTCCTCTTGCCTTTCCTCTCCGGGTGCGTACGCATTCGCATAGGCAGAGCAGGATCAAGGGTAGGTGGCAGGGTGGCTTGGTTCCCACCCTTACCTGATGGCATCCCAATAGCACCCTCGTACTTCTGAGGGAACACCCCGCCAGGGTACTCATTAGGATTCATGTCATAGGTCTTCTTGGTTAGCTGCTCCCGCCTAACTGGAGCCTGCCCCTTCTTCGCGCCTTCAGCCTTGGAGGGCCGAAGGTCAACTGGCCCCTGAACGTTAGGTTTTCCGTAGAGGGCAATCTGGGAGCGCTCAGGCGAAGCTCCTGCCGGAGGCGGGGTCATTGGCTTGCTGGGCTGTCCAGGCTTGAGGTCCGACCAGAACTCTTCTACCTGCTTTAGGTTAGCCTTCTCGTAACGCTCTGCCCCGCCGATACGCTCGTAGGCCTTTTGCACCTCCGCCTGCGCTGCGGGGTTATTCTTGTAGCCCTTCTCAACCGCATCCTCATAGACCAGCCGTGTGGCATCGAGCTCGCTGAACTTCTTGCCAGCCTCTGGCATAACAGTCCCTAGCTCGGTGATGCTCTTCAGCCCGCGAAGCCTAGCGTATTCCTTGAAGGTCTTCCGCATTCCAGGGATCTGCGCTGCATCAAGGTCTACCTTGCTAAGCAGCCTTTCCTTAACTACGCTTCCGTCCTTGGCAGTCCAGTCTCGGGTGCGTGTCTCGGTAGGCACAACGCTCGGTGATGGCACCGGGATATCAACAGCCTTGATCTCTACTTTGCCACGCTTGATGACAGCACGTTCGGCCTTTCGAGTCTTCTGCACCCTAAGGGGAGTGAAGCCCTCGGGCACAGGAGTGAGCTTAGGCTGTCCACTAGGCTTGCCTTCCTTAGCAGCGTTCTCCTGTGCAGCCTTTGCCGACTTGGCCATGATGCGCGCCTGACGGATTCTCTTCCGCTCTAGGTGCCTATGCGCTTCGGTGCTTCCACCAAATGCAGGCCGTGGAGCAGTAGCTGCGATCTGGTCCCTAAGGCTCTCGATCTCCTTGATTAGAGCTGCCCTATCAATGGGCTTCCTCTCAGGAGGTGCCCCTGCAGGAAGTAGCCCCTTAGGCGTGAACCTCTCCCTTAGTGCCTGTGCTCTTTCCCAGATACCCTTGACATCCATCTTCGGACGAGGCTTGCCAGGAGCGGGCTTAGCAGGCTTAATGTACTCTGCTAGTGCTTCCTTGTCGCCACTTGCTAGAGCCTTGGAGATGTCAATCTGCTCTTGAGGAGAAAGGATCCGCCGCCTAGCCATCCTAAGCTGTCTGGCTTCCTCGGGTGTGAGGGCAGCTCCGGCTCGCCGACCAGCGATCCTAGGCCCAGCCTGTGTGGGCTTCTTGACTGGTGCTTCCCCAGTAACTGCTCCTTCAACTTGCTCCATAGGGAACTCATCTAGGATGCTGGACTTCTGCTTAGCGGCTACAGTGGGCTTCTTCTCTCTAACTCTAGCTCTGGTCTCCTGTCTGATAGACTTAACACCAGCCTTAGCTGCATCCCTGGCTGAAGCTTCCGCGACCCTAGTAGCGTGTTGCTTCTGTGCCTCGGTAGCGTTTGCACTTCCTAGTACCTGTTCAACCGTATCCATAATCCGGCGGAAGATGCTGAGTTTCTCTGTAGGGTTGCTCATTCTGTTGGCCCTAGAGCGTGCATCGTTAAGGGCCTGAATACTAGAGGGTACCTTTTCCTTGTCCATCGCCAATGCGATAGAGTGCTGCTTCTCCCTGTAGGCTGCCTTCTGTTCAGGCGTGTACCTATCCCCTAGCGCCTTAGGGTTAGTTCCCTGCGCCCTGGGATTGGTTCCCTGCTCTCTTTGATCCCTCGGTCCACCCCACACCCTAGGCTTAGCATTCGTAACGCTGCTCATCGCCTTGATGGTGTCGTTGAGCTTAGCCAGTTGTGGTGATGGTCCCTTGCCTGCTAGCTGATGCGCTTGCGCTCGGAAGTTCGCTAGTGTTCTCTGCCAGAGGGCCTTGTCCATTCCGAAGTCTTCAGGCTTAACTGCCTCGCCACCCTTGATAGCAATTTCTTCTGCAAGGGCCTTCATGTGGTCGGCAACCTCGTCAGCGCTAAAGGCAGCCTCACCACGCTTGTTGTGGCGGCCTACGTTCTCAGCGCTAGCAAGACGCTCCTTCAGAGTGGAGGCCCAAGTCTTTAGGTTCTCCACTGGCGAGAGCGGGCTCTCCATAGGAATGGGCTCTTCAACTGCTCTACTCTGTGAGGCTCTCCAACGCTCAGCAGCTTCCTGCCCTAGCTTGGGGTTCCCGAGAAGTGCCTGATAAACAGGGTGCTTTAGCAGGGGGTCAGTAGCTGGTGGTCCCTGCATCTTGCCCTCTAGCTCAGCTCTCTGCTCAGCTAGAAGCTTTAGCCTTCGATCTTCGATAGCTGCCTGCACGCGCTCGGGCTTGTATACCCCAGCCTGTGCGCCAGCTTCCATGCGCTTCCTAAAGAGGCCTAGCTGCGCTGCCCTTGCTGGGTCTAACTTATCCTCACCCCTAGCAGCACCAGCACGCCTACCTTCCATCCTAGCCTTAAGCGCCTCTACTAGTGCAGCCGGCTGGCCGTCTTTCCCTCGGTCCTGCAGATTGTAGGGAGTGCCCTTTTCCGTGCCACCAATGCCCAGGCCTTCAATCAGCCCTAGTGTCTCAGGAGAGTAGGTACCTGCTTCAACCGCCTGAGGGGTTTCACCCCGAAGGTTGGAGGCTAGCTCGGGGTCTCCACCAATGAGCTCCCCCTGAACCCTCGTACTCTCAAGCCCCTTAAGGAGGCTCTCTAGCTTCCTGGTAGTGTAAACATCCGAGATGTCCTGCGTCCTGTCGTCAAAGAACTCCCCTGATCGAGAGTGCCCATGAGGGTTCTGGTCAACAGGAGTTCCTTCTAGCCCAGTGGTGGGGTCTATCGTCCCCGGCCTAGCTTTGTTCTTGTTTAGGAAGTGTGCGAACTCATGGCTAACAAGCCTGATAGCCCTAGCCTGTAGGCCCGCCGCATCACCCGCCTGCAGGAGTGACCCCACCCCAGTGGGCGACATGATGATCTTTGGACCTGACTCATCAATGGTGAAGTAGACACCGTTAGTCGTGGTGGCTGTAGCTAGCCCCGGCTGAGGTGCGTCACTATAGACTACCTCGACTGGCTGCGGTGGCTTCTCACCAGGGTAGAAGAAGTCCCCAGGACCTTCGGTCTGCGCTTGTGCCCGTGCGTAGTCTTGCGCTAGAGCAGAGTTTAGCTGCTGCGCGAGGGAGTTCATTACTCCCATGACCTTCCCAGTGATAGGGTGGTTAGGAGGAACAGGCTCAGGCGGGGCCATCTGCTCAGGCGTCAGCTCAGGCCGAGGAAGCCCTTCGACTAGCTCTGCATCAAGACTAGTGTCCTCTAGGGAGTTAAGCGCTGGAGGCTTACTGATGCTCTGGTCAGTGGGTCGGCCATTCTTAATAAGAGGAATCCTGCTACGCTGTTGTTGGGTTCGAACCTCTTCACCCGCAGTCGGCCCCTGCTTATGGGAAGCATGCCCTGCCTCACCACCGAGGAAGGCACCTAGCATCACTCCGCCTGAGCCAAGGATCTCCATAGCCCTAGGAGTGAGCTCCGTCTTACCTTCCATCTCCTTCTGGTACTCTTGGGCAGCATCAAGCATACCCTTACCGACTAGGGCTCTAAAGCCCCACTGGAGGATGTTGCCAGCCTTCCCAGGTAGCCCAGGCGCGATCATCGCAGGGTCAGTGGCCATCTCCATGGAAGCCTCATTGGCTCCCTTAACTAGGCCTGCAGCTTTGGGCTGCCCCATCGCGCTTAGGCCCCTTGCTGCAGCTTGGTTGACTAGGTTAACTCCACCAGCAATTGGGTTGATCGTCGCCCCTAGCAGTGGGTGCTTCGTCATGAAGTCCCCCATGCCACTCACTGGCTCTTGCCCCGCTAGGCGTAGTGCCGGGTTAGCCATCGCCGAGAAGGCATAGTCGGTGCCCTTCTTAGGGAGGCCTGCTAACTCCCCGAAGAAGTCGATCCCCTTACCTAGGAGGCCCATCCCTGAAGAAGGGGCTGCCTGCTCTGGGTCTTCCTGCGGAGGCGCACTAGCTCCTCCGAACTGACTCTTTAGGAGATCATAATTAATCGGCATTACTGCTGCACTCCTCCCTGTACCCTCTGTGCTTGTAGTACCTGACCGTAGATTAGTTTAAGCGCCTCTGCAGGTTCGTACGGTGTACCGTCCACTACGATCTTCCCAGGCACTGACTCGTTATCTAGCTGCATGCCGATAGCCTCGCCCCACTGCACTAGAGGCTGTGCGATCTGCACTAGAGCCTCATCCTGGCTCATCATTCCTTGCTGCATCCCTTGGGTAACCATACGCTGTAGGTTGGAAGCTCCTGCGCGAAGCTGCATGTTCCCCTGTGTAGTGTTAAACCTCTCCTTGGTTGCATTAATCTGGCCCCAACCTAGAGCACCACGCTGCTTAAGCTCCTGTTCTCTGAATTGTCGGTCCTTGGCCTTCTCCCCTAGCTCAATGTTCTGTAGATCAGTCAGCCGAGCGCCCCCGTACTCAGGTCGAGCCTGATATCCTGGGGGAGTCTGGCTAGCCCTAAACCTGTCCTCAGGTCGAGCGCCTGCTGGGTTCTCAATAGCTTCCTGAACACGCCTGTTGGCTGCGTCTGCCCAGCCCTCAGTCTGGCCGTGCTCAGCTTCCCTCGCTCGTGTCTGCGCGTCGATCTCCCGCTGTTCCTGCATCTTCTGCAGGTCCCCAGCGAAGAGTGCCCGCTGCGTGAGGAACTGGCTGATAGCCTTCTCGTTAGCCACATCCCCCTTGCCCACACTCTGGAGCACTGCCTGCTGTGCAGCCACGAGGTCCTTGTACTTGGGGTCAAGTAGGATATCCTGAGGGAGCAACTGCGCCTGCTTGTATGCATCCTCCATGGCCATCTGTCTTCGCTGCAGGTGCTCCATCTGGTCCTGCCGTAGGCGCTCCATGGTGAACTGTCCACCAGCCTGAGCTGCACCCGAAGCTGCAGCCGTGCCTCCGAAGAGCCCAGCAATGCCAGTACCCAGAAGGGTCATTAGACCTTCCTTCGCTCCTGGATGCTGATACCACTTCTCACCAGTTACTCCCCCCTCGACTGGCTGTCCAGGAGAGTGCATTGAGCTAAGGGAGTTGAAACTCCTACCAGTAGGAAGAGTATCTGGTGAGGTAGCAAGGGAGTTAAAGCTTCTGCCTGAGCTATGTAGCTCTGGTGCAGTGCCTCCCTCTACTGAAGTGGACCCATTTAGTGGCCCCGCAACTTCTCCTCGCATCGGAGGAGGTGTGATGGTCTTTACATCCTGCATCATGTTGTACTGAGGGCTCTTGCTTTGTAGTACATCCGCTAGGCTCTGCTGTGGAGGAAGAGGGAAGGTCTTCTGTGGTCCACTAAGGAGGAAGTCATTCTCAGACGTTACTGGCCTACGATCAGCAGGCCCTGGCTCCTGCTCTGAGTAAAAGATAGAGGCTCCTCTCTTGATACCCTCTCGATCACCTGCTTTGAATGCTTTACCTAGTTCAGTAAGCGAGTAGGGCTTTTCTGCAGTCTCAGTCTCAGTAGGCCAAGGAGATGTATCAAGATCTTCCGGTCGTGCTGGCTGTAGCTTAGTCCACCGATCTAGGGGCATTAGAACTTCCTCCGTTCCACTTCTCTTGCTAGCTCCTGTACTGCCTGTACGGTCATGCTGAGGATGCTATAGGTGTCGACAGCTTTCACTCCTCCTATTTCTTCTACCATCTCAGGAGCGACCTTTTCTAGGTCTTGGGCCATGATGCCCTGCCGACGCTTACCCTTGGGGTCAACTTCCGGGATGTAGCCATAGGAGAACACACCTAGCTTCATGAGATCACTAAGGCCACGCCTGCCTGGGCCAATGTTGTCCTTGACCCTTACGTCTGAGAGTGCCGCTGCACCTAGGCCAAAGAGCCCACCCATAAGGCCACTAGCCAATGAAGTCTTCTGTTGGTTCTTCATCTGTTGGTTCTGGAAGCCTAGGTTCTGATTGAACTGTCTCTGTCCCTCGGTGAACTGCTTGCCCCAGTTGGCTTGCTCAGTAGGAAACTGTACATTCTGCTGCCAGTTCTGTGCACCCTCCTGCAAGCCTAGTCCACGGGATCCCAGGTTGTAGGAGTTAGTCGCCCCATACCAGCCTAGCGCGTTGCCCATGTTCGCCTGCCTAGCATTCTCTGCTAGAGCATTCTGTCCTGAGAGCCAGTTAATCTGCGGGTTAACCTGCTCACCTAGCATTCCCCTAGCAGCTCCCGTCGCTGCTGTCCTCATCTGTAGTGGCAGCCCAATCTCCATCTGCTTGATCTGGTTCTCTAGGGCTGCCCTCTGCGGCCCCTCAGGCGTGAGCGCTAGCTGCTTCCTGGCTTGGTCAATCTGCTGTTGGAACTGCTGCTCCCCGCCTTGCCCCGCTAGGAGCTCGAAACTCTTTCTTCCAGTGGGATCCTCTAGTGCACCCTTAGCCTGCTGGCCTAGGTAGCGATAGTACATCTCCTCATCGGAGCCACCACCGCCAGAACCACCTGAGCCACCAGCGCCTCGTCCACCAGCACCGCCCTGACCACCACCGCCTCTCTGGCCTTGCCCTGCTGGCACGCACCCATCCGTCTCGTTCGGCCCGCCAGGAACCATTCCCTCAGGGCACTCGGTTGGCTTGTCGAAGTAGCCTTCTGCGCCTCGCATGCTCCGGTACTTGCCCGCGTTCGGACCTTCCTTCTGGAGGTAAGGGTCCCAGCGCTTGAAGGTCTCGTTTGACTGGTTCCCCTGGCCTTCCTCATTGCCTGTCCAGCCGAAGCGAGCCATGTCTTCAGGGCGCGCTCCCCCTTGCTGCTGCCCGTACCACTTCTGGAACGCCCCTGTATCCTCATACCCTGGGAAGCCCTGTGGCTGCTGCGGCTGCACTGGCGGCCTCTGCGCCCCCCTGTAGTAGGGATTCTCATAGTCCTGCCCGTAGGCCATTATTCTTCTCCTCCAAGGGGTCCGCAGCACCCTGGCTGGCTTCCCCGAACAACTTGCTTGATGGCCTCTAGCCCTCTAGCAAAGTAGCGTTTTCGACACTTTAAACAGAACCAATGCCCACAGGCGGGGCAGAACTTGATAGGGCCAAGGAACTTGCAAATGTGGCAGAGCCCGAGGGGTCCAAGGTCCATAATAGCTTCATTATACAGGGGGTTAGCAGGGGTATCAATCACTTTTTCCCCTATACTCCAAGGTCCTCATACCACTCGAAGCGGAGCAGATACTTACACCCGTTGGTCTGGGAAGTGAACCTGAAGAGATAAACTGTGTTGTTCTTCAGGACGAACTCAGTGGCTGCAGTGGAAATACCCCCTGCCTTGCCCGCTCCTGCGAAGAGCATCTGGTAAAGGGGAGTGCCCACACCAGTGATAGTGGGGTCTTCACCAATTACTAGTTTTGGTGTATATGTTCCATTTCGTTCCTTAGCAATCGGTGTCCGTGCTGTCCCCGCTCCTGTCACCGTAGGCCCCTCATACAGGAAAGCCTGGGAGTAGGAATCTGCGATTACCTCAAACCTAAAATGTGGGCAGAGCCCCACAGCAGTGTTGGTTCCAGGGATCGTGATATTAGGCACCGTAAAGAGGATATCCTTGCTGGAAGTTGCTGCAAGCCCTGCTACTGACATTACATCCCAGTAGAAGGTTTCCCCTTCGTGGAGCTGGTGATGGTCATAGTCGATTATCACTGGCATGTTGCTGATCTTGTCAGTAGGACCAATCAAGACCCTAAGGCCCTTTTCATTCCAGGCTACCGCTGTCTCATTGGGGCTAACAACCTCCGCTAGGTCCCCGCCTGCATCCTGAATAATGTGCTGTCTAAGGTAACTCATTAGAGTACATCCCAGCTGGTGCCGTTACAGTGAATCATGAGGTTCTCTCCTTGCCTTAGTAAGTCCTGCGTGGTGGCGTCCTCCACGAGCTCACTCGCATTTCCATCAATCCTAACGAAGTTCGCTGAGCTATCCACCTTCTTGATGTTATAGATGAGGCCTGTTGAGCTAGCTGCTGCAGGAAGGTTAACTGTCATGCTAGCTCCTACTGCATTACACCTAATGGTGTAGTCTTCAGCTGTGGCCGTGTAGCTGGTGGTCTTAGTAGTGGTAGGTCCATAGATGTCTGGTAGGTTGAGCTTCCTAGGCTCCCATACGCCAGTGCTGAGCTTGTGGATGAAGACATCCTTGTCAGCTGGAGTCTCCTGACTAACTCCGCTAAGCTCACCTAGTGAGGGCAGCACCTGCACGTTAACCACTACAGTAAAGAGGCTAGAACCCTCGGAGTAGGCAACCTGCCCCACCAACACCTGCGGTGTTGGGGCAGTCTGCCTAACATTCGAGATTCCCCCTCCTGCCTTACCCCAGAGATTATTCCCTGCTACCCAGGTCTCCCCGCCTGTCTGTGCGCACCCCCTAAGGATGCCACTCCGCATCACCGCTACAGGCTCCCCTACTGCAGAATCTGTCATGGTAACACCTGCAATGCGCCAGCCTACACTTAGTCCTGGGCGCTCAGCCGCTCCTGTCCAAGGAAGCACTTTTGGAAGGCTATTACCTATGTCTTGTGTTTGCACTAAGGTGAATTTAGAAATCATCTAGGGTCTCCAGAGGTAGCCATAAGCGCGAGTCACACCAGAAGATGAGAAATTCAGGAGTTGAACTGAGCCAGTTGAAGGGGCGCTTCCGAGTGCAAAGACCGACGAGTCGAAGAGGTTGACTGAGCCCACGCCCGTGAAGATGTCACTCGGGGGTGGGACGGGGACGTGCGCTGTGTCGGAGGTCATCTGGTCATCTACCCACGTTGTAATCCCGCAGAAACTATCAAGCACGGAGAAGTCCGTCGTATTCGGCCCGTACCTGTCAGAGAGTCTAAAGTTGAGGACGACACCTCCGGCCTGCGCGTAGTCGATGATCGCTTGGCAGCGCTGCGCATCTGTTGCGCCAAGGGCGGCAAATTGATTGTACTGAACGAATGAATAATCAGTTTTTGTCCGATCTAATGAACTGCCAGGGAGGGGCTCATATACGAAGTCGCAGAGCGGATCCATTTCCATCCAGACCCATGAGTCAAAGGGGTGAATCAGAGAGAGTCGAGCAGTCGTGCTATATAAGGTATTGCCGATGTTAATGGCCCACTGGACCGCGCCTGCAAACGCTGCTGGCGTGTTCTGCTTCGCCCACGCGGAGAAGGTGAAGTCGGACCCGAATACGAGGATACCACCCGGTTGCGTAGAGCTTTGCATCATTAGGGCATTCCACCCCTCACCTAGCTTAGCCACTGTGCTACCACTGGTGACCAGGGAAGAGAGCACTCGCTCTGTGGTATCCCAGACTACTCGCTGGTTAGCAAGCGTGGGCGTGGAGGCTGTGAAGTCAATCCTGGAGGGGCTAATGATCGCCCCAGCGCCACTGAAGGTCGCATCCGCCTCAACCTCTATGTTGTTGACATTGTTCACATTGTTGTGGTTCATATCGAGGTTGCCTAACATGGTCTGGCTGCCGTCCCTGGCGAGCTTCTCATCATCTAACTCATTCAGAGCTGCCTGGACATTAGTACTCGCTATGTGCCCGTAGGGCACATTGATGATTTCACTTGCTGTATGGCTAGCCCCTGGGTGAGGACCACTTGCTGTAGGTGTGAAGGGCTGACCTACTGTCAGCCCGGTGTCTTTGTAGTACTTCCAGTTGCCTGCTTCACTAGCCTCTAGAATCAGGGCTGCTGTGGCATCTGCAATCCAACCATTAGCCTTGTCATAGTGGCACCCCACTGCGATCCCCATGGTCATCCTGTCGATGCCATAGGCATTGAAGGTGATTGGTCCAAGGTCAACCAGGAGGTTCCCATCAGAAATGATCTTCAGGGTGTCCCGTAGGGTGACAATTCCATTCCTGCCCTCTAGGGCAGTGCTCGCCGTGGCTAGCTTCGCTAGTGCTAGGTTGATCTGCTGTAGGGTAAGCGCGCTAATCTGCGGTAGCTGTCTCGGGTCGCCGAAAGCCATTACGTTCCACCTTCCTTTCTAAGGTAAGGCGGGTAACCTGCGGTGCCGAAGGGATTCAGAGGCTGATATGTATTCCCCGTCTGCCAAGGCTTGGCGAAAAGCACAGAGTCTTCCCCGTAGAATCTAAAGGGAGCAGTGCTCTCTAGCTTAAAGCCCCAGTGCTTCCCGAGGAAGGGAGCTAGTTCCTGGTAGACCTTAGCCCTCAGGCCAGCAGTACTCGCCAGTGTGTAAGGTGGGTGCGTGATCCCATCTGTGGTCACCGTCAGCGTCACCGCTGCAGTACTCCTAAGGCCCCAATAGGAATCCTTAATATGGAAGAGCCCCGCCATCCCCAAGCTCTGCTCTGGGTGCTCCCAGTGAACTATCGCTTCCTCGTCCTCCCTAAAGAGGAGGACTGCTTGGTAAAGCTTAGGATGCGTAGAAGAGCTCTCACTCCACTGGAAGTCGAAGGCAATGCTCTTTGCGTAGTAGTCGTCAAGCGAGTAGGTGGCAACTCTCCTACCAGCGTTGTCATTAGCAGTCCCAGTCTTGAAAGAAGTCCCAGCTGTCTTCTCCGAGTCATAGTACGGGGTGATGGTGATATCCACGTTGTTCGGGTCGAAGTCGAGCATCAGGGTGCCGAACTCCTTGTGGGTAAGAGGGATGCCGGAGTCCCAGCTGCCGGTCCGTAGTTGCACATTCAGGGTCTCATTCACATTCGAGTAGGAGTCATTGAAGTCCCAGAGGTACTGGTCCTGTGCGGTGCCGATGATGAGCTGGTTCCAGTTCTGGCCCTCGTTGTAGTACACAACTGAGGCCCTATCGGGAGTCCACTCAAACCACTTGCCATCTTCGAGCTGCATCACTAGGTGGAAGAGCTTTTGAGTTGTCTGCCCAGGGTAGATGAAGTGGAGCTCCCTGTTGGTCACATAGAGTCTGATCTTGTCAGACTGCACGTAGTCGATAGCCTCTAGGTCACCAGCGGGCCGCCCCCTAAAGATCGGCCTGATAGTGGTGTCTGTCAGATTGACTGGTGTATCCGGCTGGCAGTTCGTTGCATAGATGCCATCCTTGGAGCAGATGTACACTGCGTTAGGGCCAACGGCGCAGGCCCACTTACCAGCAACTCCCATCCCAATCGGGATCTCCCTAGGGGTGAACTCAGGCGTAGAACTCGGCCCACCATAGTCTAGGGCATAGAGTCTCTTGGTCGAGAACACGAATGGGTTCCCACCAAAGACGAAGCCATTCAGCAGTTCCTCCGCTGGGTCACTCACTGCATTCACATTGTTCAACTGGTTATGCTTCCCTAGGTCATCAGTCGAGTTCCAGTACACGTAGTTCTTCTTGACTGGATCCCCAACCCAGAAGAGGTACTTCCCCTGGAAGGGGCCGAAGCAGTAAGAGAACTTCTGTCCTGTCAGTGCTGCCCCACTAGAGTCAATGGTTGAGAAGATCTCCACTAGCTCAGCATCAATGGTCTCCGCTAGGGCTGCAGTAGCATCAGGCACGTTGTCGGTGATGTTCGTGGTGCCTACAGTGCCGTCATTCACCGCAGTGCCAACTAGCCGCCAGGAGTTGCTAACCGCACCTCCCTTGCGCCATAGCCTGATCTGGTCCACCGCACCCGCTGTAGTCTTCGTGCAGGTGATCACTGCGTTCTGCGCGCTAAGCACTACCGAGGAGGCAATGATTGCTCCTAAGGGACTCTCGAAGCCGGTCTTGGTGTTCTTGTAGGTGGCAGCATAGTAGTAGGTGCCAGTGAGTACACCAGCAGGGGTGGAGTCCTTAGTGGGAGCAATCGGAGCGGTGATCCCTAGGTTGTAGGCATAGAGGATCGGCACGTTCGGTAGTGTTGGTCCTCCAATGGCGAAGCTAGTTGCTGTCACTGGTGGAGCCGTCAGGTTGCAATCCTTCAGGGCGATCCACCACTTTCCATCCACGATCACTAGTGGAATCCCATTAGGCGCGTTAGCCAGAATGATCGAGTTCCCTGTGGGATCAATGAAATCCCCGTAGCGAGTAGCGCTAGTGGGCCACCCTGCTGGGTTGGAAAGAGCCACCTGGGAACTCTTTAGCATCACTGGCACGCCATTGATAAAGACTCTCGCGAGAGGATCAGTGTAGCCTGTCATCCTAGGAGTGGCAGCATGAATAGTCAAGTAACCATTTACTAAGCCAGCGCTAGTGGTAACCTTACCGATGTAGCGCACAGCCCTTAGGGAGCCTACTCCCCAGAGCCCTGGGTAAGGACTATCCAAGTACCCTGCTAGCTGCTGCTGCGGCATTACAAAGTACCCACTTGCAGGCCGAGCTTCAATAGCTCCTTCAATGTTGGGCCTAACATTCAGTGCCCTAGTTAGCTGCCCATCATTTAGGAGCTCTGGAGGGTGCGTAACATCAAGGCCTCCTAGGACGAACCTGAAGGGTTGATTTCTATAGTCTGCCATTACTGCCCTCCATAGATGAACTTAGTAAGTTCGACGCCAGCACTGTAGAGTTCCTCGCAGGCCCTTGCTCTAGCGGGGTCATTCATCTCCCCTTCCTGGGAAAGCAGCTCTGCTAACACCCCGTATTTCACTGGCCACCAGAGCACGTAGGGTAGTGGGAAGGGAGACCAGGGACTTGCAACTCCGCCTCCACCCCAGGGAGTGCCCACGCATCCACAGCCAGTTGGAACTGTCGCTAGCGTTGGCGCTGGTACATACCATGCCTTCAGGGTGGTGACATTCGAGGCTGGTACTAGCTGGATGCTCAGGCCATCAGGTAGGGGATCCCGGATGTACTGTACACCACTTAGGGAGCCCTGTGAGAGATCAGCTTCTAGCTGGTCTACAGGAAGAATGGCGTAGCTGTCGGCCTCCAGGCGACGGAGTTCAACTAGATCTGTCGGAAGGGCATACAGGCCTGAGGAACCCGTGATCGTGGCTTCCTTCCTAAGGAGACCCGTGTCTAAGAGGAACCTTACTAGCCTGTCATAGGTGACTCGTAGGACCTTAGTGATCCCACCAAATCTAGTAAAGCCACCAGTAGCTAGGTAGGCTGTGCTGGAAGGAAGGGGCTCGATCAAGTGATTCCAAAGCTCGTCTAGGAAGTCTGCGTAGCTCGCTCCTGCGGGTAGCACACACACGTAGTTAGTCTGAGTGCTGGTGGAGTTGTCTGAACCATTCACTACCTGCAGAGCTACCGTGTAGGTCCCTGCAGTGGTATACGTATGTGAGGGACTCTGGCTTGTGCTAGTGCCTGTGTCTCCAAAGGTCCACCCCCAGCTCACCACATCCCCCGTGGAGGTATCCTTGAACTGCACTACTAAGGGTGCTACTCCAAAGGTAGGTGAGGCTGTGAAGGAAGCTGTAACTTTAGCTGGTAGGATAGTAAAGTTTGAAGTGGTGCTCTTGGTCCCTGCAGGGTTAGTAGTTGCCAGGGTAGCCCAAGCAGCGCCTGCTGTGGTGAACACATGTACTGGGTTCTGTGAATCACTAGTGCTCCCATCTGAGAAGGTCCAAGCCCAAGTGGTTGGGTTATTAGTAGCGCTTCCTGTGAAGGCAAAGCTCACTGGCCGTCGAAGAGTAGCAGGTGTAGCCACATAGCTAATCGTCGGCGTGGGCCTGCCATCCGCTGCCACAATGAGGTTGCTCTTAGTAACTGTGCTGGTATCTGCCCCTGTGCCTCCTGCCCTAGTGGCAGTCAGGCTCACAGAGTAGGTCCCTGCAATCATGTATGCATGTGAGGGATTCTGTAGGGTGCTAGTTCCCCCATCACCGAAGGTCCAACTCCAAGTTGTGGGAGCTGGCGTACCTGTAGTGGTGTCAGTGAACTGGACAGCGAAAGGTGTAGACCCTGAGGTATAGTTACAGCTAAAGCCTGCCTGTAGGTCAGTTGAGCTAGCATTAACCGTAATGTATGAGGTCTTAGTAACTGAGCCTGAACCCGAGGAGTTGGTGGCTGTCAGTGTAACCGTATAGGTCCCTGGGTTCGCGTAGGGGTGCGTGGGATTCTGCGTAGTTCCATGCGTAGTGCTATCCCCATAGTCCCAGTCCCAACTAGTGGGAGTGTTGCTCGAAGTGTCAGTAAAGGTGACACTTAAGGGGTTGAAGCCACTTAGAGGTGTAGCTGTGAAATTCGCCACTGGCGCAGCTGCAGCTACATAGGTGATGGTAACGTAGAGGTTATCCACCCCGAAGTACACACCTGAGTTCAGCGCCTTGTTGATCTCGACTCCGAAGATCAGAGAGGACAAATCGGAGGAAGTCCAGCTTCCCCCACCCGGCCTAGCTAGTGCTCCCGTAGTACTGAAGTAGTAAGAGTGCCCATCATTCTCTGGACCATATACCCTAGTAGAGCCCAGCTGCACGAAGAACTTCAGCCGGGAGTCCGTGCTCCCCGAGCGCTGTACCGTGCTATAGATCTCCACCTGGGAGATGCTAGTGATGCTAGGAATGCTGGCGGGGTTCAGCGTATACGAGTCCCTGCTTTGGCTTCCTAGGTCCTGCACCTGAATAATCTTGCTATCCCCAGCTGCTACCACGCAGGGTACATGGTCTAAGGCTGTCCCTGCTCCTACATTAGTCCAGTCTCTCTCACTCTGCGCGTAGGGGATGAAATCAAAAGTTGCCACTAACTACCTCCCTTAAGACCAGGGGTTGCTACTGCACTAGGTGCCTGTGGGGTACGCTCTACTCCCATGTACTTGCTGTAAAGGGCAATCCCTGCAAGCTTGGAGTTTCTAGTCCTAGCTGCGAGGAGCATCATCTCTCGGAGGGGAGCGGAGTTCTCAAGGCCTTCCTTTGGGCTCTCCTTGAAGCTGAGGTACCACTGTGCGTACTCTAGGATCCTCACCAGTTCTTCGTCCCCTAGGTTCACATAGCTGGAGTCAGAGGTCAGGATCCGGTCACCCCTATAGTAAAAGGCCCCATAGGTAGTGCTAGTTCCTGTCTGTGGATAGACTACTACATGTGAAACCCCATAAGGTGCCCAGTAGGTAGGGGTTCCTGTTACTGCTGCCCTCCACCCATACTTCTCAAAGTCTAGGTCATCCACACTAGTGGGGTTCAGCGTTGCGCTTCCCTGAGTTACCCTGAGGATGTTTAATGGCACAGGGCTTAGAGCGTTAGCATTCGCCCCTGTGGGGTCGAACACTTCGACTAGGTTGCCTGTGCCAGTAAAGTTCGCTGAGGCCACGAAGTCCCCTGTCATGAGTTGCCACACCGCTAGGGCCTCGTTGATCGCGTCTTCCCGTTCGTGCTCTGACCAGAACTTCCCTTGACTTCCTACTTGCTGCGCTAGGCGATCCTTTAGGGCGAGAAAAGTAGTTCTAGCATATGCCATCGTTACATCCCGCTAGAGAATCCGGGGCCTCCACCAATCTTGGGAATGCGTACTCCTGGGGGCTTAGGTGCGCTCACCTGGGGGAGCCCCTCAGTTAGGGGTGGGAGACCAACAGACTGCTTAGGCGCAGGCGGCTTCATCCCTCGGTATGCGCGAAAAGCTTCCAGAGCACTAGGCTTCTTCTTAAGAATCCCAGGCATCTGGGGGATTACTCCAGGCTCTTTAGATAGCTAAAGAGGTCGCTGTCACCTAGGCCGATCACAGGCTTCTGGCCGTTGATCTCTAGGTCTCCGCCCACGTAAACAGGACCCGAACCATTGATCTCTAGATCACTGGAGCCCGAGGAGGGCTTGACAATCGCATCCTTGAACACCGGCTTTAGAGTAGTGTTTGCCACTTTGAAAACTTCCTTTCCTAAACAAGCCCATGCGATTGCATGAACTTAGCATCAATTGGGTACCCTAGCCCACCGTCGTCCGAGTCTAGGATCATCGTCTGTGACCGATCGAGGTCGTTCATCACTGAGTTCTGGAATGCCTCATCGAGCATCTCCGTGTACTGCCGATGTGAGTCGGGACTAAAGAACGGGTTCGGCTTTGCGCCAGTTCCTGGCCAGAGTGCAAGCTCTGCGAGTGCCCCATACACAAGGCACTCAGGTCTAAGTGCATCAATGATCCTATCTGAGTCAGCACTTAGTGTGTGATTCTTATAATACCTGTATACGAGCTCTCGTTCAACCTCAATCCGGGGCCAGAACTCAAGCCTAGGCACACGCACGTTGTTTGTGTCAAGTCGTGTTGGTGCAGCAACATACAGGATAGGAGTGCCAGCGAACGTTCGCTTCGGGTCAATCCGATCAATGTACGCCTGCTGACTCTGTTGAGTGCGTAGCCGCCAGTTCGTGTTGAGATCTCTGATCTCATCCATCGCCCTATAGTCAGTTGGGAGGTCCAGGTAGAAGTTGCCGATCCTGTAGGAGATTCCCGCCGGGAGGCTGGTGGGTCCTCCAAAGGCCCTATCAATCGTCATGCTGGTAACCCCAGCCACCGCTGTGATGGTATACCAGGGGGCGATGTTGTTCGGCGCAATCTGCCTGTTGATCATCGCTGAGGTCCAATCAGTGCCAACGCCACTCACTGTAGTACTGCCATTTGTGAATACTGCTGTGCCCGTAGTGCTGACTGCCTTAGTCAACAGAGAGGCTTCCGCCCGTAGCTCACTCCAGTAGTGATCCGTGATCACCCGCTGGTATGTATTCTTAACTGCTTGCTGAATTACCCCGACTGGCGCATCGGGAGCGTAGAGTCTGACCCGATTCCACACCATACCAAACGTATCTTGTGCCATTAGAGATAACTTTCCAAGTAAGCAATTGCTCGGCGCATTCTATCTGTATCCTCATCAAAAAGCCCTAGAGCAGCATTACAGGGTTGGCACAAAATGCCTCTTACCTCTCCCGTAAGATGATCATGGTCTACATTGGTAGCTTTTGAATCAATGTTTAACGCTTTAAGACAAATCAAGCAACAGCCTCCTTGATCTGCAATACGCTGCTTTAGCTCTGCCTTGTCTATACCATATCGACAAAGAAGGCGTGCTTCTCGTGCACACGCTTTACAACGCCACTGCAAACCATCTGCAGCAGCTGCACACTTTGCAAAGTTAGGAAGGGGCAAGTGCTTCTTACAACAGGAGCAACGCTTTTCTGTATCACCCACTTTAATTTTCATAAGCTTAACAGAAAAGGGGAGGCACTAAGCCTCCCCTCCATCCTAACTAGTTAACCCTTACCAACCGATGAACCCGAGCTTCTGACTTGCGGCACCAGAGGGGACAGCGCCATCAGTGCCGTAGACCGTTAGCGTACCCGACGCCCACGCGGCCCCTTGCACCGTAGCATTGCCCTGAAGGACCAGCACCCCAAGGATCGTCTGCAGGCCGACAGCGTTCGCTGCCAGTGCATTCACCCCCGTGGTGTTGACCGTCACGGTAGCCGTATGAAGCTTCAGGTCACCAATCCAGTGCTGTTCTAGACCTGTAACACCGATAGCCATGAAACCTCCTTACCAGCCGTTACGCGGAGGGGCGAGGAATACCGTCCGAGTAGTACCAGTAGCCGTGGTGAAAGCCTGAACCACAAAGCCCGCACCAACCTGATCGACCTCGTTGGTCTGCGAACCGGAAGCCTTGAAGACCGCCTCAGTCGTAGCCGCGATGAGCTTAGCACCCACCACGCCAGTGCCAGTGACCTTCGCATTTACGGGACCAGCAACCTGAATGTACCCATACTGGGAGGTTGAAGGAACCGCGCTTAGGAAGACCCCTGCCACCACCGGGTTAACCGCACCACCTAGCGCGCCAGTGGTCGCAGCCACTACTGTGTAGTTGCTTAGGTCAGCCCAGTAAGCCACCGCACCCGTAGTGGGGGCTGTGGCATCCGTCTGAGAACGCTTCACCTTCTGGAACGCCTGCATGCCAAGAGTACCCTGAATGAAGGTAACCTTGCCAAGTTCGCCCGGAATCTGCTGAGTCGCCTCGTCGGCCAGATTCATGTTGCCCGCTAGACCCTGAATCCAGAGCCCGTCCTGTCGCTTGTCTGCCATTTTCTCTATAGCTCCTTTCTAAAACCCTAAGCCTTAGGCGAAGCCCCAGAGAACTCGCATGAGCCTAGGAGCCTGACAGGTGAAGTTACCCGCAAACTTGTAGTGGCCCACGACCATGGAGTTGTCCTGCGCAGGAAGGAACCCAGTGAAGCCGAAGCCAAACAGGGAATCCGTCGAGAGGTAGAACCGGAGGTACTTGGTGTTGAGGAACCAGAGGGTCTCGCCACTCAGGGCAGAGATGCCTAGCTTAGTGGACTCCATGGTGCTCACCGTGTCAGTACCCGGGGCGTATCGGTCCTGGAAGATCGTAGCGCCGTTGAACTTGATACCCTGGAAGCCAAAGTCGGCCGTGGTACCCTCGTAGCGCTGCTGTGCGTGGAAGGCGAGCTTGATCATGCTCATGCCCTTGTTCGTAGTGATAAGTAGATCAGGGCTCTCAGTTCCATACACCACTGAGTTATACGCCTGCTCTAGGATGGGGTAGGAGAGTGAACCCGAGCTCTGGTCACCCGCCACGTAGCCCTCAGTCGAAAGAATCGGGCTGTTGATCGCCGAGCCGATGTTGCCGTCGTTACGCGTTAGCGTGAGGTAGGAAGCATAGGTCTCCGCGAAGGGGCCATTGTTGGAGCCATTCGAAAGGGCCTCAGCAAGACCATTGATGTACTTGGTCCGGTCACCTAGGGCCGTGCCCGTCTGGCCGTGCCGGAAGATGTCCGTTGCTAGCTTGGCGCTCATCGTGAGGGCCGCCGCCTGCATTAGCATGTCAACATAGTTGAACACTGCCTCAGGACCCGCCATCTCGATCTTGACCTTCTCCAGTAGCGCGGGCACTGGAACGTTGTAGTACCGAGGCGTGACTGTGCCTCCGGTGAAGATCTGCTGCTGCTTGATGTCGAAGCTCTCACCCGGAACGTAGGGCTGAACGTCAAGCATGCCATAGAGGAAGTTCTCCTGCCAGCTGGGGCCTCCAGCGTACTTCTGCAGGCAATTCCTCTTGATGTACGCCATAGTCGGACCGCTCTTGAAAACTAGGTCCGTGACGCCGGGCACGATGGTCTTTCGAGCAATCGTGTTAACCGGATCAAGAAATGCCATTTGTTAACTCTCCTTTAAAAAAGACCCCGTTAGAAGTTCCCTTCCACGAACTCTTTCATGGCTGCAGAAACTCGGTCCCCTGAGGAGGGTGCCTTGTTCGCTGCGTCATTTAGGGAGTTCAGGTAGGAAACCACGTTAGCCGTAGGCTGAATATGATCGGGGCTGTTGGTCAGTGCTTGGCGTCGACCCTCTGCAATCCACTTCTGCTTCTCGTCTTCCTGCGCCTTTTCATAGCGCTTTCGACGTTCGTCAGCCGTTAGGCTCTCATAAGCCCTGTAGGGTTCGATACCTTGCTGTAGTGATAGCCGAATGACCTCTCGGGGATCAACGTTAAAGCCATTCTTGATGGCGTCATGGGTAAAGGCTGCAACGTCCCCTAGCACACTAGGTAGCATCTTATCCAGTACGTCCACCTTGTTAACCTTAGCCCTGAGCTCCGCAAGATCCTGCGAAGAGATTCCGAGGTCAGTACCCGAAGCGGCGGGGGCATTTCCTGAACCTAGGGTCTCAAGCTGCGCTCGGAGTGCATCCCGTTCAGCAATGAGAGCCTCATTCTTGGGTGCCTCCTCCTCATACCACTTGGCTAGTTCCGCAGCATCGTCCTTGAGCTGGCGCTCCTGGGCGGTGATATCGTTTAGCCGAGTGTAGTAATCCTCAGTACGAAGGGAGCCTCGGAAGACATCCCGAGCGAACTCCGTCTGAGAAAAGGCCTTGAAAGCTTCTAGCTCTGCGCCCGCTAGCTTAGCTTCTCCAGCCTCAATCCACCTCTTGTACTGTTCGTCCTCTTTTCGCGACATATTCCTTCGTTACCTCCTGGGGTTTACGGCCTAGTAAGGGAACTTAGCGTTAGGACTTTCCAGCCCCTGCTTACCCTCGAAGGACGCTCCACCGGAAATTGCCTGCGCTAGGATCTCAGAAAGGCGAGTTTTGATCTCATCAATCTCCTCGGCCTGATCCGGGATAATGCTAGCCAGTGAATCCAGAACAAACTGGATCTCATCAAAAACGTCTTTCAGCCCTCCGCCGCCGCCAGACGGGTTAGGCTTTTCAGACCGCGCCATGGCGCTAAGCCCCTGCGGGGTAGAGCCAGGAGGCGGACCTGACATCTTGCTCGTGCTAACGGGCGGCATGCTAGCCATTTAAGTTACTTCCCCGTCTTGTTGTTCTGCGCAGGAGCAGGACTAGAATGCCCACCGCCCGGCTTAACAATCGCATCTTTGAAGGGGGAGTTCACTAGGGTGCTGCCCTTCTTGGTTTCTGCCATTTCGTTATAGTCTCCTTTCGACGGAACTACTGTTATAGTAAAGTCCTAAAGCCCTAGGTGTCAAGCACTTTCGGAAACTACTGGACGGGTTCCGCCGTCCCGGGTTTCGAAGTGAGGAGCCACCGCGCCCGAAGGAGGTCTGCCCCCTGAGGCATTAGGACCTGGGGGAGCTGGAGGCCCACCGGCTGGGGCCGGTCCCATTTGTGGAGGGGTACCCCCTGGGGGCATCCCACCGCCCATCTGCTGCTGCGCCATCATCTGCATCATCATTTGCTGCATTTGAATCTGCTGCATCTGAAGCTGCTGGAGCTGACTCTGTAGCTGAGCCTGCACTAACTCAGGCGTTGGCCCTTGCATAAGGCCCTGCTCCCGGGCTTTGACGATCCGCTCTGGCACAGTCTCCGCAGGGTAGGGGCCAATGTCGGGAACGTCAAACTGCGTCCAGACTGTCCAGGGATCCATGAGGTTCGACCTAAGTAGCTGTAGCATGAACATCTTCTGGGTAGTGTGGCTAACATTGAGCCAAGAGTTTGGCGCCACCTGGAAGGAGAAGAGCTTGTGGTGTTCCATGGCGCGCTCCTGCCTAGTGCCCTCACCAGCAGGCACAAGGGTACCTGGGTCAAAGTCGAAGTCCTCCCGAGTAAGGCCATCCTTGCCGAGAAGTTCGATCCTCCTGGGAGCGGAGTACCACTGGAAGAAGCCAACCTTTAGCATCTCAGCTAGCTCAGAAAGGGAGATTTCCATGTTCCTAGACCTTAGCCGTAGGATTGGGCTGAGCGCCTCCATGAAGCGCTCCATGGTATCAGCTGATGGCATCTGGCCTAGCTGAGAGAGTTGCTGAACGCCGCGCATCCCTGAGGCGTCATCCATGGCTACTTTGAGGTATTCGATCAGATTGTTATAGATGGTGAAGACCTGCGGGTCAGGACCATCAAGCACCTTGAAGGGCTCCCCCGCCGCTGGGTTGTAATGGAACTTCACACCAGCCTTCCGGGTGTCTAGCGCATCTAGGGCACTCTTAGGCATAGCTCGCTTGTCAGCTGCCACGCTCCTTCGTACCCACTGGTTGAGACCATCCTCCGCTCCTCGGAGTGCTTCGTTAAGGGCATCCTGGAGGGGAATGAGATCTCCCAGCACGCTGGCACCTAGGAGGGTCCAAGGGATGGGATCCATGGTAAACCTGACCACAGGGAAGAGCCCGTGCCAGTGAGGGTTGGGGAGGTCCTTAAGGACTGCCTCAGGAGTAAAGATGATTAGCCGGCCCCTAGGGTAGAGTTTAGCCTCCTCCTTAGTGACCACCGTTCCATCTTCCCTGGTCCAGCCCATTGGGTAGACCGTGTAGGACCATTCGCCCTCACCTAGAGTGATAGGCTTGTCGCCTAGGTTTAGGGTGTCATCCTTCATGTACGCACGCATCACATCTACGCCCGGTGGGTCCTGAACGTTCTTCTTGCCCTCTAGGACTTCCCACTGGGGGCTAACGATAGAGCCCATTCCTGAGGAGCTATCCGTCCTTGGGATTGGTGCCCAGGTGAGCTCCTTACCGAAGATCTTCGGTGCCTTAGAGGGGAACATGCGCTTGACAGTTTCCAGGGGCATCCGCTGCCGTAGGATCACCCCACGCCAGTCCTGAATACTATCAGAGTAGACCGGATCAATAGGAACCACATCTCGGGGGTCAAAGGGGATCAGCTCAAGATCACCTTGCCCACCCTGCAACTCCTTGTTGAAAGTCAGGAGACCATAACCTGTGCCCCCACACAGGGCGTACAAGAGAATGCTAACTAGCCTCTTATCCGCCTTGGTGTTCTTCCACCATGCTCTCGCAAGCTTGTTAAGCACATCGCCCTGCTTCTTAAACTCCTCGGCGTAGGTCTCGTAGTTCCAAATCGGCCGCACGTCCGTCAGCGTGGCACACGCTTCCATGGCGATCTTCCGCATCCGGTTGTCCACAATCCTGGAGATCGTCCTACTCTTCATCGAGTACTGCTTACCCTCAAGGTAAAGCATCGCCTGAGGCATCTGATCCCAGGCACGCTCCTTCTTGAGGAGAGTCATCCCTTCGCCATGCTTGATTCTAAGCCAGCTGAGAAGGACCTTTTCCTGCTCATCGGCTGAAGCTACTTTAGCTGCAGCGTTGTCGTAGTTTGATAGTTCAGCCACTTAAGCTCCTTAAACCCAGCAGTTCGGCATGCCTACGCCGTTGCCTTCTTTGTACTCCTGCTTGCCAGTGCGGTGGTTGTAGCCCACATATTCCTTGTTAATCCAAGCAGAGTCATCCCGCTTCACGCAGCCATGCTGTTGCATCAAGGCGCGCTCATGGGCTCTGGAGGTCACTTCGACTTCCTGGCCTGTGAACATCTTCGTAGTGAAGGGGTAAGACTTCTCGGTGACTAGGTGGCTAGAACCATGTGGGCAATAAGGCCAGTCGCCAATTTGGATTTCCTTATTGCAAGTGTCACACTGCATTTTAAGTTCCTAGAATAGCTGCAACCTGATCCTTCACTGCATCAGTGGCTGCTCTGTACTTGTCTGCAATTACCTTAGCACGGACATCCTTAGTAGTATTAAGGTAAGAGTTCACTGCTGAGCCTAGGATGTAGCTAGCATACTCATTCATGTCCACAAAGGGGAGACCTGTTACTGGGTTAACCTGCCCAGCTAGGAAGTTAGAAGTTAGCTCTGTGAGCTCTTTTGCACTTACGATTACTTCACCTTGGATTTTAGCCATTTTCATCCCCCCTTATGGGATTGTCGCCATTGCGCGCCAAGCGTAGGTATCAGCAGCCGCTTTGGCACAAATTGAAATAGAGTCTGCCACTCCGGCGCCACCCGCGTCGTACCAGATGGCACCCCGGATACCGGCTGCGCAGGTGGGCTGGGTGCCACCATCCACGATACGAACCGCGCCCGGTTCACCTGTGCTGGACTTGTCGCCGCCCGAGAGTAGCAGGTTGCCACCATTGGCGATGCCGGATGTTCCCGCGCCGCCCTTGACGGTCAGGTCGCCGCCTGCGATGGTGGCCCCGGTACTGTCCGAGCCCTTGATCGTCTGGGCGGTGGCTGTGGCTGCGTCGACGCCGAGCTGGAGAGTGGCTGCGGTGTCTCGCACAAGAGATAGGTCAGCGGATGCTGTAGGGCCGGCCGTTGAAGACCACGAGAAGGCCGATGCAGCGGGGAGACGAATGCCAGATAGGTGCAGATATCCCGAGATCGTTCCTGAGCCAATCCAGTAAAAGCCAGCACTGCTGGCGAGGGATATCCCGACAGTGGGGTAAGTGCTAAAGGCGATGCTGGGAGCAGGCGCCGTCCCATCAGGAATCAGAATTGGCCCCGTCGTGAACGTAGTCGGCTTGGCGATGGTAACCTTAGTGTTGTCCTCAGTAATGCTTGGAGTCCCACCTGTGCCTCCGCCACCATACTGCGCGTTAGCGCCAGTTGCTACTAGAAGGAGGGAAAGTGTTAAGAAAAGCTTTTTCATCTTAGGCTCCTTACTGAGGCGTACAAGTTGCTGGAGTCATGATGTCCCAGCGAGATTCAGACTGTAGGGTGGTCTGCGTTAGGGAGGAAACTGCGTTGAAACTAATCGCAAAGGAGTCTGTAGTGTCAGAACAAGTCACCGCATAGGTAAGGGTACCAGAGTTAATCGCAGCTGCGTTAGCATCAGTCGTCTCGTTAACAGTAGTGTTCCCGGTAACTGTGGTGAGGCCACAAGTTGTAGTGCCAGCCTTGTTTACAGCTGCTACTCGAATGTCAGCGCAGCGTTCCTGCTGATCTGTAGCATCAGCTGCGTAGACACAGTACTTAAGGGTACCTCCAGTGTGGGCGCCTGCTGCGAGGGCGCAATCCCAGGCTGCAGTAGCGGAGGACTCGGTGAGGGCCTTGGACTTGCTGCCTTGGATGGAGCGGGAGAGGTAGGCGTTGGCAAAGAGTTTTGCACTAGTACCCAAATCGACTACGTCAGAACTTTCCGGCTGGAAGATGCTCGTGTTGTAATACACACCAGCACCAGAATTGGTTCTGAGATAGACACCCTTTCCGTTAGGAGAATTCAGAACAAGGTAGTCTGCGGAGTCGATTGTGATTCCGCGAGCAGTACCAGAGCCGAGAGACTGAGTCTTGATGTTGAATGCTGCCCCTGCTGTCCCGTAGATGCTCAGCCGCTCATAGTTCGCCCCATCCGTATACGTGTTGTACACGTTGAATGTCTGAGCATTCGTGCTATTGCGGAGGGCGAGAGTGTTGGCGGCGTCCCGCACAAGAGCCACGTCAATCCCAGATACCGGATCTGTCGTAGGGCTGAAGCCGAGCGTACACGCCGCACAAACCCGAAGGTAACCACCAGCGATTCCCGTTGTTGCAACACCTCCAGTACGAAATACAATTGCCGTAGCCCCGGCAACCTTGTAGAACCCCAGCGTTGGGTCAGAAGTAAATCCCAAAGCTGGGGCAGCGAAGGTCCCATCCGGCAGCAGAATTGGCACCGTCGCTGTCAGGTTGCTCCCGTTCGCTGCGAGGCCGGGGATGTTACTCCCTGTCCCTCCCGAGTACTGCGCCTTAACCTCCGCCACTGGCAGAGTTAGCGCTAGCAGGGAACCGACAAAAAGAAGGAAGCCTGAAAGCTTCCTCACAAGTTTATTAGGCATCCCTATTACTCCATCCCGTTAACAACAAGATAATTAGTGGCTCCAACTGTGCCAATAGCATAAACCTCTGCAGGGTTACCGTTCCAGCCTTCCCCACTATAGAAGTCATAGCTCTGGCCAGGAACTAGCTCAATGTGAATGTTCGCTGAGGTAGTCACATCTGCGTTCCCAAGTAGGAGATTCGCTGTGCTCCCCGCTGAATTCTTCACCGTCATTCGCTTAGCAAACCTTCGGTCAGTAATCCCCAGTAGGTCAGCAATCGTTTTGGCTGTAGCCTGATGAGCTACGTTCGCGCCCCAAGCAACACAGGACATTACTTATCCTCCCCTTCGAGCTCTTCCAGCTCTAGGTTAACCACCCCTGGTGCCCAGCCGCAGGGCTTGCTCCAGAGGCCATCATCCCGCTTCTCAACTTCGCTCTTCTCGTACTCCCTCCCCGTGTGCATCCCGAAGAGCCTACCCCCATGAACCTTCGTTACTTCCTCAACTAGCGCCATTTAGACCTCCTATGGTCCAACAATAGTGGTTACTGCCTTAGTAACCATATCCCTAACATAGGTCTCGTAGGGCAGGCCCATGTACTTAGCCATGTCCTTCAGCCTCTGCCGCTGACCCTGGTTCAGGGGGATTTCCCCCACGTCCTGCAAGTTAACCCTAGCTGCCTTCTGCAGCCAAGCCTTCAGATCCTCAAAGGTCGAAACTGGAAACCCTAGGCCCTCACTAAGAGCAGCTAGCTCCTTAGTACCCAGCACCACGTATGGCCTATCTGGGTCGAAGCCCTGGAACTTCTCTAGAACCTTCTCCATAACCTTCCGAGGGTTCTTCGCGTCAAGGGCCACGTAGCTTTCGAAAAGCTCATCCGAGACCCTAAGGTTAATGTTCATTTAGTTAATTACTCCTTTGTAAATACAATTATACCTTAGAGGTTAGGTCCAGTCCACACCTTCCATCAGGCGGTCATAGAGAGAATCCATGTCCTCGCCTACCCCTAGTCCTCCCGCTAACTCCCAGAGCTGCTTGGGCTTCCGCGGGTTCTGCCTTTGCTTCTCCTTAGCCTCCTGTTCCCGCCTTCTCTCATCAGCTATGTTTAGGATGTCAAACTCATGTGCGATGTAAAGTGCAATTCCAAGAGCAATAATCCTATCGTCATGGTAGCCCTCGAAGGCTTCAAAGTGCCACCTGCCCGAGGCACTCTTGGACTTTACGAAGCTTCCCATCTCCTCGATGAGTTTGGGCGAGTTGATAAGAACGTCCTCCCTCTTAAGGAACTCAATCAGAGTGTTCACTAGATAGGGCCTAGTGCCAGTGGTAGTCCACCAGCCGTAGACGGTTGCCATCTGCCCTGTGGTGGTATGTGGGCGCTGCTGGACATAGAAGTTGTTATAGCCAAGGCGCTCTAGCTCAGCCTGGGTTGTGCCACCAGGAGAGCCTGGGTTGCACTCCACGGCCATCAAGGCATCCAAATCCATCGACTTATCCCGGTAGATCCTACCAATTAGGGCAGCCACTACTGCTAACTCCGTAGGCGGAAGGTCTCCTGCCCACTCTGCTACCTGCTCGTCCTTCTCCCAGCGGTCACCAACCCGGAGAACCTGGACTACTGCGTTATCCTGCTCCAGCCCGTGGGAGGCATCCACAGCCACCACGTAGAGCTTCCCTGGCCGGGGCATCTCCCACATGACTAGCTTACGCTCCCACTTGTCAGGGCCACTGGCTAACTTCCACTCCCCTAAGTCGACCTTAGTTAGCTTCTTGCTCATCAGGTTAACCTCCCCCACGAACACTGGAGGCTTGACCTTATCCCTCATACGGGAACGGAGCTCAAGGGAGAAGACACTCTTTACCCCTGTCTGGAAGGCTTCCTCCACCGTAGAGGGGTACTCCTGGTAGAACTTCTCTAGCTCACCCTTGTTCTCGAAGTCTCGTCTAGTGTACTGGTAGTAGGCTAGCTGCTCTTTGTCTAATGCCTCCCCTGTCTCCTGCTTCACCCTCTTCGCCATGTCGAGAGTGTGTGGGAGGAACTCGAAGCCCTCACTCCGAAGCCTATTGTTTGGCCTCAGGTACCATGCTGCAAAGACTGCCTTGAAAGAGGTCTTCTTCTCCCAGGCAGCCATGAAATGCTCGTAAAACCAGTTACCCTTAGCGCCTGCACCTGTTGACTCCATCAGAATAATCGAGTGATGCTTGTGCGAGGAGTTAAACGCAGGCATAAGGTCTTCATCAATGTAGGCTGGGAACTCCCAAGTTGAGAGCTCAGTGAGGTGGCAAACATCAATGTTCATGCCCTGACCTAAGGTGGTGCGCTGGTTTCCAGCACCGACTAACACTGAGGAGTCAAGCTTGGGGAACTGTAGGTGAGTACCTTTGACTCTGCCTCCTGCCATTGGCCTGAGCCACTTGGGAAGGTTGTCGTACATCCTAGTGAGGGTGCCGTAAAGGTTCAGCGAGGTATCGGGGTGGTCGCTCGCAATCAGCCCATAGGTGTTGGCGTTGAGGAAAACCATGTGCGCTACTAGGGCTTCCCCAATCACGGTACCTCCTACCTGACGACTCTTCAGGAGCACTAGGGGGATCTTAACCTCTCCGAACTCCCACTGCCGGGCTTCCTCATCCTCTAGGATCTTAAGCACCTTCTCCTGCGAGGGCCAAGGAATGATCGGCTCTAGCTTCTTTTGGTCAGTCAGGATCAGGCAAAACCTAGTCAGGAAGTACCTGAAGTCGATCTTGCAGAGCAGGCGGTTCCTGGTGACAAACTCCTGCTCTTCAGCTGAGAGTGCCCTTAGGAGTTGACCTTCCTCATCGAAGGCATCCTTTAGGCGGAAGTTGAAATCCTGTACCTCCTGGTAGGTGTTCTCCCCCAAGGACAGTCCTAGTGCATCTTCTAGCTTCTTCCTGTTCTGCTCAACTACCTTGAGGGAGTACACGAGTTAGTAATACCAAATAGGCTTGTTGTACGGCCAATGAGGAATATGACCATTACCCCTGCCACAGTGTGGGCAATACCCGCAGGAGGGGCAGCCACCATAAGGGATCTGGTGCTGTATATAGCCACTAGTCTGAGGCACTGATTGCTTAAACGCATACGGATCTGGTGAAAGCCCCTTCAGTTCCATCAGCTCGTCACTAACAGTATTCTGTGTGCCCATTTCACTCTGCATTAGCTTCTCCACGTCTTCACTACTTAGTCCCTGCTGCATTCTTCTTCCTCCTCGGCTCAGTCGCGAACACATGTGAGCCAATCTTAGTGATACCTTTTAGCTGCTTCATCCAACCCGGTGCCCTGCCACTCTCGTAGAGATCCTTGCTGATGTAGTGGGTAAATGGCGGTGGTGCTGGACTCTCTAGGGCCTGCTTAACCGCTGTCTCGTAGGCCTGCCACTGTGGGTGCGCAGGAGTAAAGCTTTGCACCTTAGGGTAGTTCGGATCCCTAGGGTCGAATGGATTGTACTGATGTGGCTGCTCCATCACCTGAATTGGATCCTCAGGATACCCCCTGAGGGCTGTCCTGTTCTTTACAGAGGCCACTATGCCAGCGATCATCTGCGGGTCCACCCTTGTCTGATCCTCCCCATAGGCAAGCTGAGTCAGCCTATCAATCAGTGGATCCCTTTGCTGCACCTGCTCTGGCTGTAGGGGAAGAACCTTCGCGTTCGGTCCGCCTAAAATCCTATCACTCATTTGCTAACACCTCCGCATCAACAACGCTAGTATCAGGAGGAGGAGTAGCAGTTGGCCGAGCATAGAGGATCTCATCAGCCGCTTTAGACATTCTCTCCAGTAGGTCACTATTCATTCCCCCACTATTGTTCACCTGCACGGCTTGGTTTACGTTCACCATTGGAGCTTTCTTGGGGAGCATCTCGGTCATTTCTAGCACCTTCTGCATCGCGAACTCCTTATGCTTGCTAGAGGTTACCACCTTGCCCGAGCCTTTGCAGCGAGGGCAAACTGCCCCCACCTTAGCACCAGCTTTCTTCTGTACCTCTCCTAGCCCATAGCAAAGATCGCACGCATCCTCACCGTCGACTGCATGCTTCACTAGGTCCTTCATCAGGGTAGGCATCTCTTTGTAGAGCTCAAGCACCGTCTCCAGCTTCTTAAGCTCCAGTGCCCCCTTGCCGAAGCAGTTCATTACTACCGCTACATCAGCAGCAGCCTCGGCAATGGCCCTTGCTAGTCCATACCTTGGATTCTCCTGCATGAGAGCGACTACTCGCTGTATGCTCTGATTCTGGCTTCCTGAGGCTTGGAGCTTCTCAATAATGTCTTCCCGACCACCTGAGAGCTCCTTTTCGAGCTTCTGGGCTAGCCTAGCCGCTGCATTCGGCTTTACCCCACTTAGGCTCTTCACAATGATCTGCCCAGCCTTGCCATTCCTGCTCTTAGCCACTAGCTTATCCTGGAAGAGCACCGGCAAAAGGTTCTCAGTCATTCCGCGACTGAGGAGGTGCTCCCTGATTTTCTTCCGCACCTTCTGGCCCATAACTCCAGCCCCAGGGCATTCCGTGTTCATCCAACGGACTGAGGCTGGCTGAATCGGGAAGCCCCCATGCAAATTTCTGACGAGCTTCGGCTTCTTTCTTAGCAACTAGGTCCTCATCTGTGTAGGAAATTTCACCTTCTTCCGTACCTGTAACGACTGTTAGGCCTCCAATTCGCGTTAACTCCAGCTCTTTCAGCTCGATAAGTCGTGCTAGAGAGTGCGCTATTCTGTCTAAGCTCACTTCCTGCGAGGGTGGACGGCCTCTTTTTCCTGCTAGCTTTCCTTCTCCTGCCACTTCACACCTCCTTAAAGAAAACAGCTGCTGCAGAGGGCTCACTGAGGAGGGGTAGGAGGTGGTAGTGAGGTACCTCGTGCAGCAGCATGAGGGAAGCATAGCAGGAAGAGGGGTTTAGGGCAAGTTGATAGTAGGAAGTATAATGAAAAAGTGAAATTTGTATTTTGCTTTTGGCATATGCGTGTTTTAGGGGGGTGCCTGAAACCCCTAAGTCCTTTAGAATCAGTCTCCTTCACCCCTCTTTCAGCGGGTTTTCAGGCCCTATATATAATAAGAAGTATGAAAGAAGCCAGACATCACTGCTAGACGACGTGCCCCCTGTTGGGGGGGCACGTATTCGCTGCGTTAAACCCTGAAGGCCTAAAAGCCTCTAGGAAGCGCCATAATAAGAAGGAATAGCCCGGCCTGGGAGAGGCTTAGAAGTCTCGTCTGGCGGGCAGCTAGAGGCCTTCCTACCCTAGTTTTCACGCCTCGCTAGCACCTTACTGGGGCTTGGTGGCCCCAGTGGGTAGGGAGGGTGGGTAGCTTTGCTTTCCCCCCTTCCTAAGCCTAGCTAAGTAATTGAAAAATAATAAAAAAAAAAATAAGTGGAGCTAGGAGCCCCACCCCTTAATCCCCCCCATAGGCTGACCCCCTCGGACAACC